CCCCTACGGGGGAACTCTTCCATGGAGAACAAATGAACAAATGCTATAAATTCACCCGAGACGTTAACTTCCCTCAGAAGGGACCGGACGGGAAAACTCCCAACGGTTTCGTCGCTTTGCCTGGGGACACGATTACCCAGATTTCTCACACCACCTATCAGTTTTCAGATGGATATAAGGAACGTGAACTCACATTAACCGACCAGGGTATTGAGACTATGCTGGGTCATGGCTGGATTGAAGAAATTGGTGTTGAGGGTGAGGAGGGAGAGGAACAAGAGGTCTCCACAGATCCCTATGAGATCATCGCTGCGGCTCAGGCACAGATTGCTGCGGCTCAGGCTGCCATCAATCAGGCGACTGCCAGCAAGGCTATCTCTAAGGCAGCGGCTCTGCGTCCTGCAAATCGCCCTAATACCCCCACAGCTAAGCCTGTCCCCACTCCCCAGGCCCCTCGTCCTGTCCCTCCTCCGGCAAGGCCAGTAGTTCCAGCCCCCTCTCCTAAGCCAGCCCCCAAGCCCCTTCCTAAGCCCATTGGAAAGGTCGTGGCTCCCGCCGCCCCCGAGCGGGTATCCCCCATTCTTGAGTCCGCTCTGGGAGAAGACCCCACGCAGGGTCATGGTCAGCTTTCAGAAGCTGAGGCAGTTGATGCCGTTCTATCCAGAGTCAAGAGGGTGAACCGCCCCCGTACCCCAGCAGGAACGGCAAAGGGTTAAAATGCTGCATCAGTATCAGTCAGATCGTGAGTTGAAGTTCCCTGATCAACGGCTTTACACTAAGCCGGGGGATATTTTAATGTATAACGACCTAACCTTTGCACTGACCATTTATCGGAACTCAGTTTTGATGGGAACAGTTCAGTTCTCTCGAAGCGGCCTCCAGGAGTTCTTGAGACTCGGTTGGGTAAAAAAGCCGACTGAAATCAATTCTCTCCCCACTGTTTCCACCCCTCCTTACATCGTTGGGGTGGACCTGGGGTTTGGTGAGGATAAGTCGGTCGAGGTGACAGCTATTCAGACACCTGAAGGGGATATCAAAATTACAAATATCGCAGAGGTTAAAGGGATCCCAGATTCCATGCTTCCGCTGGTTCCCGGCATCACCTCTGAAGATAGAATGGTCGAAACTATGGCCATCCCCAAACTACGCAAAGCGAAAAAGTCTTAGACTATTGCCCTCTCTTATTGAAGGTGTGGGTCTACAAAATAGACCACTGACACAGAGTGATCAATGTCCGATAGTCCCAAACAGCCAGAAGAAGTGTGGGTGAGCATCCCACTCCCCTATCTGGCTGTATCTCGTTATAAAATTGCTTTGAACATCCGAGAGCTTACCACTCTGACTAATCAGTTCAGTTTGAAATACGTCAAGGGCTGTGTTCCCACGTTGATTCGCTCTCTCCCCAAAGAACTTTCAATGCAATACAGGGTGAAGTGCCAGAAAGAGGACTCTGATCCTGCTGGTCATGAGGTTAGAGTCAAATTCGATATATCTCAGGTAACCAAAGATACTACCCTGAATGACCTTCAGGTTCGTTGTTCCTGCACGTGCCCCGCCTTTTTATACTGGGGGGCTCAGTGGCACCTCCATGAGAAGGACGGCTTAGAGGGCCAGCCAAGGCCCCTCTTACAGGCCCCCCAGGAGCGGCTAGATTTGCGAAATGGATACTTGATTTGCAAGCACGTGAAAGTCGTCGCGGATCGTATCATCCCTTCTATTAGCAAGGTCATCAAAAATATCTCCAGAGATCTTTTAGTTCAAGAGAACAAATCTCGTGAAGAGCAGGAACGCTTGGATCAGGAAGCTGACGATAAGTTGCAACAGGCTCTACCCCATGAAAAGGGCAAGCCAGTCGCCCCAAGGCCCACTAAAGCCCCAAAACCCACTCCTCCCCAGAAAGCTCTCACTCAGATGCAAGGGCCTAGCCCACAGGAAGTTCAGCGCAGACAAGATCTTCTTCAGAAAGAGCAAGACCGTTTGATGGATCTGGTTATGAAGCCTATCGAAGAAACTAAATCGGTAGAGGATATGCAGGGGACTCCAAATAGGCCAGCGAAGCCTAAAAAGCCAGAACGGAGTGGTCTGGACATGAGCCTCAAGCCCGGTCAAAAAGTTCGCACACGCCAGGGAGTTATTTGATGAAAAACGCCGCTCTTCCCGATACTATTAATCTTCCCAAACAACCGATGTCTAAGGAGTTTGATGCGGTTCGCCGCACCTATCAGACTATGGCAGATGAGGGCATTCAAGCCTTGAGTTGGAGAGAGTTCCAACAAAAGTTCCAACAGGCCGTGAAGCAGTATCCTCAATTGTTCACAGAAATTCGCCACAATAAACCCACTGTCCAGCAGTCTGATCTGAAGAGTTGGGTTGATAAGCAGCAGAGCCGTGGAAACTATAATATCACCTATGATAAATATCATAGTCCCGAGCACTCCTACCGAGATGTTGAACAATTGGTTATGCAGTTGAACAGGGGAGCCGATGCAAATAAAATATTGGAAGAGGACTCTCCGTTAGGTCAATTTATTGATATGGTAGGTCAGGCTAGTGGGCCTTCTGGGCACCCCGCCAAACGAGATACAGTAGGGTGGCTGCGGGTTGACTTCGTGGATGAAGACTACCTGTTTGTTGACGAGATTCAGTCTGATTTGGTAAACGGAGTCTCCCAGGCTCAGGCATTTCTTAAGCACCCAAACTATCAGGCATGGTATGAGGCTCAGAATGCTGGGGTCAGAACCCAGATTGACGCGATTCCCGATGCGAGACAGCGGTTCAATGGAGCAAAGGGCCAGTTTCAAATGATGGGTTACACGATTGAGAGTCTAGAAGAAATCAAGGGTAAACTAGTCCAGTTGTTTGAAGATTGGAGCGAGTATGCGTTAGCCACAATGTTGGAAATTGCAAGGTCACACGGGATCAAATATGTGGCCATTAATAGCTCTGACAGTATTGCTACGAGAGACCCCTCGGTAGACCCACAGAAAATCAAGATGTATTACGATAATCTGGCAAAATCCTTTGGATTCAAAAAAGAGAAGGTCGATACGGGCCAGATTTCAGGCATCTTCTGGGTCCGCAAGGCTTCTATTCCCTCCTACCTGACAGCCCGGTAAGGACAAGTCTTCATCACAAATGGACTTCCTAATTCTTAGGATGTAGACTTTTACTAGGAGCCCCTATGACTACAAAAATTGCTGCCGTTGACGCTGAGGCGATGAACAACCTCTTCGCTGAAGAACTCACTAAGACAGGTTCTAAGGTCGCTGCCGGAGAAAAGCTCCAGTGCTTTGACGATCACAAGGATTATGTGTCCACCCTCGAATCCGTCCTGAGTGACGACAAGAACGATGCGTGGGAACCAAATGACATGATTCTCGATTAATCGAGATAAATAATGAAGCTCTCGGCTGGCCTAGTTCTCTCAGGTTTGAGAACACAAGAACAAGGACGGATAAAATCATCCGCCCTTTCCCGTTCTGTGTTTTCAAGTCTGGTGAGAATTATGAGTTTCAACGAGGATTTCAACATCTATGTTCATGAGGCCCTAAAGGCCCATAATCTCCCTATTGACCCAAAAATGGACTGGGCCAAGTGGCTCAATGCAGTGTATCGAACCAAGGTCGCCCCTCATAACGAGGAAATGCGTGATGAGGCGATTCACGAAGTCCTGGTCCACCACTTGTTCGAAGAAAAGTCGGATGTGTTGAGTAAATTTGACCTAGCCCGACTCCCTGAGAAAGTTCAGCAACGCCCTCTTGAAGAACAGGTTTCTTCTTATCTGAAAACCTGCTTTATTTACATGATGGGAGACGCAATTAAGTATCTCCGTAAAATGTATCCCGAACAGGAGACCGCGATGGGTCTGACTACAGAAGATCCTGACGCCCCGAGCATTCTTAACAAAATTCAACATGGAGTGGTCGATCAGGAAGAGGAGGAGCTTGTACAGAATGTTGAAATGCGTAAACTCTGTCATGCTTTTGACGAATGGTGTACACGAAAGCTACGGCCAGCTACGGCCAAGCAGATAAGGCAGTTTTTCGATCTGATTATCATCTTTGATGGGGGTCAGGGAGAGATGCTAGATGAGTTTGCTTCTCGTTCTGGGGTTAGTCGTGCGAGAGCCAACCAGCTTCTGTACCATGAATTACCCCGCTACCTACGTCAATTCTCTAGTTCCCCGGAAGGAAAAGGTTTTAGTCTTGCTAAGCGTATTCGCACCAAGATTGAAAACGAAGGGCGTGAATCCAAACAGCCTGCGGTCGAACCAGAACCAGAACTTGCCCAATCAAACCCCTAATCCTTTGGAGGAACCTCATGCGTGAGAAAAGAGAACTAGAAACCCCGGTTGTTGCTGCTGAACAGCCCGTCAAATTTGCCCGATTCAAGCAGATTGCCAATGAAGATCCTGCCGCTCTGTCGGATGCCCTGTGTGAATTGTCAGAGGCATTTTCCAGTATGGCAGAGGCTTCAGAAGCATTGATCGAGAACCTCGATCTAACCCCAACCCCTAAAGAAGCCTCTATTCGTGAAAAAGTAGCAGCCCGAAAGAAGTTCGCTACTATGTTGAAGAAGTTGGCTGAAGAGGCCCCCGAGAAGGTGGAAGAAGCTCTAAACGAGATTTATAACGCCGTAGATGAAGTGGCTCTCGCAATTGAGAACCTTTCTGGTAATCTTGGCTTTAATCTTGGAGAGACCGCTGAAGAACCAGTTGAGGGACCAGTAGATGAGGTTGAATTGGCTGAAGAGCATCTTGGAGAGCCCCCAGTTGCCCCAGCCGAAGAAAAATGCATGATGTAATGCATCACAAAATTAAGCTAAACTGCGTGATAGGTAAAAATTACCCTCACGCAGTTTAGCTTATACAGTAATATACAGAAGAATCACATCTTAAGGAGCTTGATTTGGGCGCACGAAGAATCTATAAGAAACAACCGTACGAAACTGGTATTTACCACATAAAAAACAGTGTGACTGGTAAATACTACATCGGTTCCTCAATTGAATTATCGAAACGAATGGGGAGGCACCTGTGGGGACTGCGAAAAGGTATTCATCATTCACTCAAGCTCCAGAGGTCTTTCGATAAGCACGGTGAAGTTGCGTTCGAATTCAAGATCCTGCTGGTGTGCGAGGCCAAGGATGTCGAGATGTTCGAGACCAGAGCCATCCATGCCTATGACTCTTACCAGAATGGCTACAACGTAGCCCCAGAGGCCAAGGGAGGGTTCATGCGGGGCCGCAAGTGGCCTGAGGGGACCAAGGAGGCTAGGGTCGAGGCTATGAAGGGACGAACCATGTCAGAAAACAATAGAGCAGACCAGTCCGTAAGAAAGAAAGCCGAATGGGCAGACCCCGCTACGCACGAGGCTAGATCAGCCAGTATGCGAAAACCCAAAAGTAGAGATGGGGCTGCAAATATTGCTGCCGCCACCGCAAAACGTCTTCATGACCCTGACCCTATTCAAGTAGAACTTCGGCGTCAAAACGTGTTAAAAGGCTGGGAAACCAGACGTAATAAAAAACTAGTACAGCACGTAAGTGTTGAAAGGAGCTAACTTGGCGGAGAACAGCCCGTACTTTGAGTCAATTGTAGCATCTAGGGCTATGCTCTTGGACCCCGATGACTACCAGGGAGACCACACCCTTTCCTTGGAAACTCAGGCAGATATGGTCTCTCAAAGTACCATATCCTACATCCAGGACAATTTTGGCAAATTTATGGAATATCTGAAGTTTTTGAGTTTCGAAGACCAAGAACTGCTCCTATCCTACTATTTGCTTAGTAAAACCCAATGGTCTATAGCGCGACTTCACGGTTCCACACAGACAATTTGCAGTTTCAAATTGCGCCTAGCCATGAAACGTCTAGGCACCTATATTCTCATGGGTATCCCTTCAAAGGAAAAGATAAACCAGACGTTAGGGACCATTGATATGGTGAATTTTCAACCGGAAGAGTCTGCCGCCCCCATCCCTTATTCGGATATGATTGACCTCTATGCTAAGACCCGTTCTTTCAAGACTGTGGCGTTGGCTTTTGGGGTAAAGCGTCCCGATGTGAGAAGAGCCCTCTCCTCTCTCTCTAAAACCCTCCTAGCCACCAAGGAATCTCCTACGTTGGCCCTAGGAGCCTATGTATTCGGCTTAATTGACAAGGCATCCGCACAGGGAAGGGGCCTGAGCCAGCGAGAACGTGCCAAGATATGCCCCATTTACCGAAGAGACCCAGACATGCTGGGGAAATTCGAAATCAACGTAGCAGCCCCAGAATTTGATCATTTCCTTCTGTCTCGTGCGAACAATTAAGACCATCGCTAAAAAAGACTATCTGACCCATTAATGAAATGGAGTCGCACACCCATGCAAGCCGATATTAACCAGCAAGTTTACTACCTATCTGGCAAGCCCCAGAAGCTGGCGTCTTCGAAACGAGCGTCAGATAAAGGGTTGAAGAAGGCTGCGTCGATGGGACTCATCAGGGTCGCTGGAAACTTTTTCGAATGCCCAAGCAGTAAGGATTTATGGAAAGTGGACGGGGATAAAGTGAAACGTGTGTCTTCAGTAGAAGTGGACTTCAACGAAAAACTTTCCGCAGCCGACCCTGAAGATCCCAATGGATATTTGAAAGATATCCTGGCCCAACTCGATTTCTAAAAAGGTAAACCCTAATGGACGACAACAAGCAATTCTCTCTTATCGACTCTTTCCTTCAGGATGTAGAACCCAACTATGGGAATATTGGCCTAAAAAAGCCTCAGAAGATGGATGAGCAATTCACTGATGCCTCGTCCCAGGTGGATAACGCCTTCCTTGACCAAATTGGGGGGAGGTCCGAGCACACTGTTGTTCCTTCTGGCCGAACTGCTGCTGGGGGTCGTGAGACTAAACCCATCAGGGACGCGACTACCGGAGACTCTGCTCTTGCTGATGCGTTCAAAGCCCTTGGAGCCGTAGAGCAGCATAACGAGCTTGATGTGCTCACGGATGCAGAAATCAAAAATCGTGTCAATTACCTACTGAGTTTGGGACACAAACCCAGTCGTGTGGCGGGTATGATGGAGAAGATGGCCGAGTCGGCTCTGAAGGTCTATGACAAGAAGACCACAACTGAGTTTCTTAAAGATCAGGCTGGGCAGGCTGGACTGGCCTATTTGGAGCCTAATTTTTACATGAATTCTTGTGTGGCATCTGCTAAGGAGATCCAGAAGAACGGTCATCTAAACGCTATGTCAGTTAAAAAGATTGCCGCTTGCCCCGGATGCAAGTATAACAATTGCGGTAATTGCACCCTTTATAGCCGCCCCATTGTTGCTTCGGCCAAAGAGCTTGAGACTGTGGTCAAGGCAAATTTGAAGGCCAAGGATATAAAAATTGCCGGAACTTTGAAATCCACATTAGTCAAGATGCACGAAGGTGGGGAAAAAGAGGCCCAGGCCCTCCCATATAGCCGGAATACTGAAAAGTATGTGGTCAGGACTGCTGGTGATAAGCAGTCTATGGTCCACAAAGAGGCCAGTGTTGAAGAGATTGGCACTATGGTCAGTTCAGGCATCCCCCTTAAGGATGTGTATAAGACCGCTGCGGCTCAGTATGGTAAGACTTCTGCAATGGCTGCGATTAAACGCTACATTACGGGCCTTAAGAAGAGTGGTGCAAAAGTGGTGCTGGCTGCGGTTGACTGCACTCTGCTGAAAAACAAGCTAGCAACTGGAAATGCCATTGTTGGTGAGAGTAAGTGTGCCTCCTGCTCCTATCGAAACGGAATGCACTGCGGTTTGACTGGTGGGACGCTCCTGACATTCCCTGGGATGGATCGCGTATCTTCTAAACATATCGCTCACGAAGGCGTGAAAGACGGGCGTGAAGTTCTATTTGAGTTTGACCTTCTTGACACCGGAGAAGATAGCCCCATCGAGTATAAGGAAGTGCCAGAGCAGGCAGATACTGATGTGGAACTGACTCGTTCGTCAGAAATCAACATCGAGGACTAAATGGAAAAAGACGGATTAATCACTTTTACGGTTCAGTCCACAGAGGCGGCTGGGAAGCCCTCTGAGGGGGAACTGTCAAAGCGTATGGTTGAGATTCTGGGGAAAATTAATGACCCCAGCCAGCCCGTATCCGAAATTAATCGACTGATTGCCGGTGAGATTGCCGTGGTCACGGGGGAGATGAGTATGCTCTCTCAGGCCAATATGTACAAGCAGAAGCTCTATACCGAACAGATCAGATCTCTCAGAGATCTCTCTAAGACCCTCAGTGAGTCTGAGCTTCTTTCTAAGAAGGATTTCTTGAACTTTGATGGTCCGAAGTTCCAGTTCGTTTTCCAGGAACTTGCCGGTGCGGTTAGAAAGTCAGCCAAAGACTCCGGATTCAGCGAAGATCAAACCAACACTCTGCTCCGTAATTTCCGAGACACGGTAACTCAGATGGAACCAGAGCTTCGCAAACAAACCGAAAAAATTGATTCCAGTTTTCTTCAGAGGTAATAATGGCACGAGTAGAAAAATCATTCACAACGCTAGGCTTGGAGGGCATCCTTCAGGGTGTCGTCGCTTGCCTCATTGATGCCGAGAAGAAGGCTCAGTCCTCTCGTGAGATTCAGTCTATTGATGTCAGTCGCCGTGGTCTCAGACAAGACCTCTACGTTGGCAAATTGATGGTGATCCCAGCTTCTGTCATGGATGAAATGGATAAGATTCCTGATCCGCTCCTCAAGGGCGCGGTTATCCGTCTCTTCGATGGAGAGGATGCCTCCTACCTGGAGATGCACCGACTCAGCACGAGCGAGTTTGACAATTTGACTCCGAAAGAGATTAATGAATACAAGGATAAGGTGTTCAAGGATGCGGACGGAAAGATGGGGTGCATCGTTATCTTCCAGCCAGCCTGGGGTAACGTTCGTGATCTTCATGCATTCCGTTTCACTAAGGAAGTCCCCAAACTGACTCTGCTGGTTCGTCACCTTGTATTCTCCGCCTACTACAACCCCAGTCTTTCCGCATTGTTTGATACGCTAGCCGAAGACGCAATCAAACTGGATGCGGTGAACATCACCCACGATCACCTTGGCCCAGCTTATGAGTTTCAGTCTAAAGAGAATGTTTACCCTAAACTGGACAAACTGGCAAAGATTGCCGCCATCATGAAGATGAGCCCCGATGAGTTCACTACAGCCTATCTGGAAGCCGCAGTGTGGACCGGAACGGATGAAACGGGTGAACCGCTGGATCGAGAAGGAAAATTCTCTATTGAGGATTTCTCCACCGAAGCTCTTCGAAAAGCTGAAGAAGATTGCACAGCCTTCATGGAGATGGCCGGTCCAGAATTGGACGCCCTGAGTTCCGATCAAGCGGGGCATCTGTTTTGGTTGAATCGTAACGGCCACGGCACCGGTTTCTGGGATGAGGATAAGCTCTCCCCAGAAGCTCAACAGTCCCTGGACAAACTAGCCCATTCATTTGGGGAATGTGATATGTATGTCAGTGATGACGGGGAGTTGGAACTCTCTGGAGGCCAGATTCCCGCACCCACTCCACAGCCTGGAAGTGGGCATATCCTCCCCAAGGAATCTAAGTGGATTCGCCTAAACGCCGCCGCTCTGCCACTGATTTTGGCTGACAAGATCACACCTGAAGAGTCTAGTGTTTTTGACGAATTGACTATACAATTAAAAAAAAAGACCGCTGGTAGCAAGACTGCTGTTGAAGTAGGGCCTTACGAAGGCTACTGCCCAATTTGTGGGACTCCTGGATGCCAGGGAGAGTGCTCCTCAGCCGGAACGGGGAATAAGGAAAATTTTACTGATCGAACCGCCACTGGGGATGCCGGTTCGGTAAGAATTCCCACCTCTCCTAATACCGGAACCCGAGCACAAGAAGATTTTCAGGATCCCGGTTCCCAACCGACTGAAGAGGAGCCGGTGCATTTTGGGTCAGCCAGGATGGCAGCTTTTTTAGAGAAAGTAGCAAGTGGTGAGGTTCTTAATGGGTATACACAGATGCGAGAGACTTTCAAATCTGACTTTGCTTCTAAGAACGAACCCACTAAGGAAACAGATCACGCAGAGGATTTGGTCGCAAACAAGAAGGCAGCCGATCAGGCTGTTAGCTCTGCGGCTAACCGGCTGATAGAGCAGCATGAGGGGGAGTACCTCTCTAAAGAAAACTTGATGCGACTCATATCCCACATGACGAACAATGTCAAAGCAGTGTTCTCCTTCCTAACACAGCAAGGGCTTCTTCAACCATACGGCAAGGATAGTTTCAAAGTTATGACCCGCACTGAGCAGGAGGATACCCATGGAGACGGGGTGTTCTGCCCTAACTGCGCTGGCCCTGGTGTTTCAATGGGGAACCTTGGTGGCCGTGAACACTTCCGTTGTAGGAATTGCGGAACTGATTTCAGTCAAAAAACAGCCGGTGACGTTAAAACTGCGTCTACTCATAAGCTGGCCCTAACCTACATGCATCCAGGTGAAGCCTTGGAGCAATTTTACCCGGAAATCCTGAAGGACACCTCTGACTATCCCATCGGTTACCCAGAGCGCAACTCCACCCCACCACCCCTCTCCTTGGAATTGCAGAATGAGCCGGGTGGCGAGTCTCAAGTAACGGACAAGGACTATAGTGATAATGGAATGAAGCACTCTTTAGGGGAGCCTGGACTGCTCCAAACTGAACAGGACAACTCCTCCGTTCCTCTCAAACCGAATGAACGTTCGATACGTGGTCCTTTCTTTTCTGACCAATTCTACCGAATCCACACAGATATTGAGCCAGCTTTACTGACCATGAAATCCTCTTTGGAGAACAAGACTGCGGCTGCCCCTGCCAAGGCGACTATTATAGCTGAGTTTCTCCGTAAACTAGCTGGTGAGATCGCTTCCTCCTTACTGGCCGCTTTTGTGGTAACAGACCGCCCCCTCTTTACCAACAGCCCCTCTTATTCAGTGGTAAACTTGGCAAATGAGTCTACGATTTGCCCCATGAACCCCCTGCTTACCAGCGGAGGGATGAGCCCCTATGTGGCTCAATTCAAGTCTCTGCTTTCCTCCGTCAATAGTGGAGAACTCACTGAAGCAATCAACAACGCTTGGGCTCAGGGTGGGGTATGGCATGATGGTCCGGATGGCCGTTTCCTATACGAAATTTTCGTGAGAATCGAAAAAGTTGATCTGGAGACGCTGGATATCACGTATAAGTATATTACGGGAACCAAGGAGTAATTGATGTCTGATACGAATATTGTCATCGCTCAACTGAAGAGTATGATGAGTGAGGTTCTGGAACTTCGGGATCAAAAACCTGAAGCACAATCCAAGGCCATTGAACTCTTGAAAAATGTAATCAATGCTCTCCATCTGGGGCGTAAAACAGGGGCAAAGAGGGCTGCCACAGCCCCCAGGAGCTTTGATACCCCAGCCACCGAGTATTTGTACGGTCTGAAACCTGACCTCGAATCTGGCGACCCCAACCATGATAACGGCTGGTGGGGGCTTTATCTGGGTATGCTCTCAGAGGGCAGTCCAGAAGGTTCCGGTGTTTCCAGTGGGGCCGACTCTGATATGCTTAAGCGTAATCATGGTGCTATCATCCACGAAGCAGAAGATGGCTCTGTTACCGGTCAATTCTTCCCTCTTGAAGAAGATGCGGTTGACCAATGGGAAGAGTCTATCAGTGGCGACGAACCCGAACTTTCTCACATTTAATAGAGGTAATACATGAAACTCTCACTCACTGCAAGACTTTTCCTGGCTGATGTCTCTGGGTCTACCAAGGCCACCATCGTACAGATGTACAAAGCCAAGCCCACTTTCCCCAAAGATGACGCTCAGATCGGAGCAGTTCTTGCAGCTTTGGACTCCACTCTCCCCCCAGGTCTTCCTCCCAATCGTCAGAAGGTTTATTTGAAATATTTGGCCAAGCAGCTTTGGGGCATCACCCCTCCAGGATTCGTTTTGAAGATGAGTCCGGAGGGGCAGATCGACTTCGAGGATAAGCCCCGTGTCAGTTCTACGCTGGCTAATTTTGAGCAGGCCGTTAAGGACCAGACTCTCACCGGAGAGGCTACGAATGTGGAAGCTTACGCCACCCTATCAGATATGCAGGAAGCTGCTGCCACGGAGAAGGGACAGAAAGTCAAGGCTAAGTTCACCATTGATAACCTTCCCGAAGAGGCGGAGTCCTCTAAGGGTGGTCAGCCCGGTAATCCCCGGCAGGCCGTAGCTGAGGGCAGCAAGGTGATTGCCCAGGACGGACCCTGGAAGTGCTACAAGATTAATGCCGGTGATCCAAAAGGTAAAGAAGCTGGAAGTTGGCTGGGAATGAACGGCTGGTGGGGCGTGAGTTGGTGTGTGGGCCGCGATTACAGCGGTGATGCCTGGAAGAGCCGCCCTTACATGAACGAAGGGGATTTTTATTTCCTGGTTCGTGATGGCATTAGCCGCTATGCCATTGCTACGGATGGATCCAAGGCGGATGTTTATAACCCTGCGGATGACGTGATTTGGCAGACCGGTGGAGCGAGTGGTGGAAACTTCCCGTCCCTGAAGGCCACAGCCAAGCAATTAGGGGCTGAGTTCAACGCAAGCTCTGTTTCTAGTCTTCCCCAAGAAGCTCTGGGTATCCTTCGTGCTGCTACGGCTGCTGACCCCTATCTGGCTGGTCTGATCCCCCCAGACCAATTGAATGAGACTGACACATCCTCTCTGGACAAGGTTATTGCTTCTTGCCCTGCTGAGGGGTTGGTGAAGGATCTGAACTCCAACTCAGGCTATCGTGGCAAGGGAGTGACGGCTGGCATCATCAATCGTTGCGTGGCCAAGAATAATAAATTTGGCGCAAAGGATTTTTCCACTGTTTGGGATCAGTTCGGGGAGCAGGCTATGATCATGTATATTGAAGCTCTTGCCTCCAATGGTTACAAAGAGCTACCCCCCACATTGGAGGCTTACTTTGTCAAGGAGGCGGAGAACTTCGAGTTCTAAGCTGACTGAGAAAGTAAGGTAATGTGAGTAGCAGACAGAGATTTAGCCAAAAGTCAAGGGAGTCGGTGCTGGGTGGGTTGGTTGATACTCACATCACAGACAGTACAACTCTGCTTAATGCCCTGGAATTCATTGAATCTCCTAGTGGGCTGAATATAACCTTATACCCAGTTCAGCGTGTTTTGATCAAATTGATATTTGGCATTCCGATGGACTGGGACGAACGGGAAGTGCCCGTTTACGACCAATTCTGTGAAAAGCTCCTCTTTACTTTTACAGAACGTGAATATATCCGTTATGTATTCGAGAAGGGTCGGATCAACATCCCCACCTGGGAGGATGCCAACCCGCTGGGATATAATGAGATTGACATGATTGTCGGTCGCCGTGGTGGTAAGAGCGTTGTGGTCGCCGCAGTTGCTGCCTACAAGCTCTACCTCTTGTTAAGCCATCGAGATCCCCAGGAATACTACGGCTTGGTCCCCGGTTCCCCGATTGATCTGACTATGATGGCCCAGGATTCCAAGGGGTCTAGTCGGCTTTATGATCAGCTTAAAGAGGATATCAACCGAGCCCCCTTCTTCGCCCCTTACATTAAATCCATGACAGGTGAGGAGATGACCTTCATCTCTGAATCTGACCGTGGTAAGCGAGAACTCACCCCCTCCATCAAAGCCGCCGCTTACCCCTGCACCACTAATGCCGTGCGTGGACCCAGCAGTTATTTCCTAGCCTTGGACGAGTTTGCTCACTATCGGCAGCAGATCGGTTCCACCTCTGATGAGATGTATTCCGCCGCCGCCCCCGCTACTATGCAATTCAAGGGTGGAGGAACCCGTGACGGTCTGAGGGAAAGTATGATTTTTATCATAACTTCCCCAGTAAATAAAATTGGTAAGTACTATACTTTGTTCAGGGATGCTTTATTGGAAGGCCCTTCTAGTCCTGTCCTAGCCTTCCAATGCTCAACCGCAGAGATGAACCCTCGCTCCGACACTCCGTTCTTGAAGAAGGAGTACAAGGATAATCCTGAAAAGTTCAAGGCTGAGTATGGTGGGGAGTTTCTGGATGCATCTGAGACCTATGTTAAAGGTTTAACGATTGATGAGTGTGTTGACCAAGATCGGGGTAATGTGACTATCCTCACTTCTTCTATGATAGGCCACAATTACTTCTGGGGTCTTGATTTGGGTATGAAACATGACGCTACGGCCCTTGCGGTCTGCCACTGGGAGGGGGGTCAGAACAAGGCATGGCTCGTATATGATTACATTGATAGGTTAATGGTGGGCCTGGGTAAATATAAAGATGTTGCTGAACTTCCACTAGATGATGTGCTGGACTGGCTAAAGGACGCACATGCAATGCTCCCCTGCTTCCAGGGTGTGACTGACCAGTATGGTGGTTCCCTTCTGGTTCAGCTACTGAATGCAAATCAGGTAACTGGGATTGAGTTGCTTCATTTGACCTCTGGTGTTAACTCGCAAATGTACCTCACACTTAAAACTCTCATGGAGAATCGTCAGGTAAAGTTCCCTAATGTGTCTGCATTTGTCTTAGAAATGAAGCTCCTGGAAGCCTCTTTCATTAATAAATATCAGGTTATCGTTAAGGCTCCGACCGAAAAAGATGCTCATGATGATATGGCAGATGCGGTAGCTCTTGCTGCCTATAAAGCTCAGCTATGGGCCATAGGTGACGGTAAGCGTGTCATGTGGGACATCATGCAAGGGGTTCCGCAAAACATGATCCCCGGCACTATCAGGGGTGGGTGGGATATGAATGGCTCCCTTGCCCATCTCAGATCCTACGAACGACAGCTTCAACATCAATTAAATCCCTATGGTGCGGTTCAAAACCCATGGAGAAGACATTAGAAATCAAAACTTTCCTCTGCTATGATAGAGAGGAAAGCGTGTGTCAGACTCTGATGAACTGCTATTCAAAATCCAACAGGATATCGAGCATCTGACTAATAGGGTTGGTCAGATAGAAGAGGATACAGGCTCCTTAGTAATGGTTCAAAGCCGAATCTTGAATTCTTTAAATGATTTGCAGACTTCTGTATTAAAAGTGCGTGAAGCCCTATTGAGAGTGAGAGAGAAACTAGGATGAGCGAAGAACTGTTCGATGACGAAGAGACCACCGAGAGTGGGAAAAAATCTGGCCCTCGGTTCTTACCGAGCAAGGCCACTATAAAGGATGATCTTCAAGAAATTTATGACACCGAACGCCAGATCGGCTCTGCGGTATTCAAACTCCACCAACTTATCGGTCAGGTGCAGGAGACATTGGGCAAGAAAGCCGATTCAGAAGAGGTTAGCTGGGGCCTTGAGGATCTCAACCTCTATCTTGAGACCAATAGTAAAGCTGTGCAGGACCGTCTGACAGAGATCAAGGCGGTGGCGGATGTGTTTACCAACCACTTGGCTAAAATCGATAATGATTGGCTTCGGGTGCAAAGGGCAACCAACGAGACCCTCAAATCTCATGGAATTGACCCCCAGACCCTGGCTGAGGAATCAGACAAAATAAAAAAACTTGGGCGATGGATGACGGCAATCCAGATGGTTGGAGTATCAATCATAGTGACCCTCATTTCGGCCTGGATTATGTCCTCGGTCAGCAAAACGATTGTCACCGACCAGAAAGCAGTAAATGATCAATTATTGCAACAGAACCAACAAATTTTGTTGCAAAATCAGCAGCTTGAACGCACAATGGAAGAGCACATACTCTTGGACGAACAGAAGTTCAGGCGTAGTAATGACCATTCTCCGGAACACTCCCACTAGGCAAAAATTTCCGTATAGGTTTTCGCTGGGAAGTGGGTATAATAGGTTGCAGGACCACAGGAGGTTTTCTTGACAGACTCTTTTGTTTTCTCTTCAAAAATGCTAGGACACGGCTCAGATGCTGTGCCTGAGTACGAGGGTGAGCCGTTCACTGGGGACGGAACTCACTTCATCGGTCAGGACGGATTCGTCGTTCCGGCAAACTTCATCGAGTTCTTCGAACGCTACCCCGTGTACGTTCGGAACTGGGTGTCGAAGAAACTCCGCAAGTGCAGCAGCCATCCGGATGTGGAGGACTGGACCCAAACGCTGCTGACCCACTTGTACCAGCTTCATCACGGGCGCACCATCAAAGGGGGTGAAGGTGAGGAGGATCGTGAAATCGGTGGAACTCTCTATAAATTGGGGTTCACGGACGTAATCCATGCCTTCAACCCATGGGCACAGCATGGAGCCTCGGTTCGTCGGTTTTTCAATTTCGTCAACACGTGCCTGGGCAACAAGTACATCAGCCTTGGGTCCAAGTATGGCAAGGATGCGACCAGCCACTCCCTGTTCAGCCTGGATTCTCCCACTCCCATCCAGGGCATGGATGAGTCCAATGGCCCCATCAGCCGTGAATACCTGCTGATGGACCGCTCTAGTCTCTATCGGGATCAGGTGGCTGAGAACCGCCCTCTCACTGCTGATGATGTGTTCGTCCAGCAGTTCAGGGATTTCGTGGAGCGGAAGGATCCGAATCTGCTCCCTCTGGTTAGTGCGATCATGAACAAGGATAAGGTGGATGAGATCCTGGAGGTGCTGGGTTATGACCAGAACCGCTACCTTCGTGACCGGAAGAAGCTGATCCGGCTTTCCAAGTCGTTCCAGGCAGGGGACTAACAACGTCAACATCACTTCAAACCCGGAGGAGTTTAAATGAGTAAGGCCGATAAGATTCAGGGAACCCCGAAACCAGCCGATGTGAAGCGGGTTGACTCACCTGATCCGCACCATCTTAAGGCTCGTCAGCGCAAGGTGTACCCACCACATATGCAAGTGCGAAGATGTGGAAACGGGGACTTCTTCGTCAAGCCGCATGGACTCCCCCATCTTAACCACTGGATCTACTATGACCACTGGGTGGATCGGAAAGACTTGCCGAGCATTATCCACTGGTTTGAGGGGCGCTACCCCGAAACCTGTGGTTTACCAGTTCGATTCATCAATTGTCCCCCCTTCGAGTGCGGACGGGAAGCTATTCCCAATTGAAGTAAAAGTGCGGATGACCTGGGACCACGGCTCCCATGCCTCACGGCGGGTCATCTCCTGGGTAGCGGGTGGGGTTAAACTCCCCGTCTGCGGAAAGGTTCGAATCCTTTCGCACCTACAGTCTTCCCCGCGCAAAACCTTCAGCTACTTCAGAGGGTTTTGCGCGAAGTTCTATGACCCCATTGTTATACCAATAAACCCCTAGAAGGGGACTCTCACCATCCGGTGTGCTAAACACTTTCTTTCGACCTTTCAGTGCTTTTGACTTGGCTTTATTTTGTTTTTCTTTTTCCTCATCAGTCAAGCTAGCCCAGTAGGCTCTCTGTTTAGCTGATGCTATTTCGCTTCGTAGTTCTCGCTGCTCTTCTGTCATTGCAGCTTCGCGTCTAGCTGCTACATCTCTTCCGATTTGAGTGAGACGTTCTTTATCCTCCTCTGTTAGACTAACTCTATAGTTCTTTATACCTTCTCGTTGCGCTTGAACAGTCTTGGTGTAGAGAGCTTCCTGTTCTTCCTGAGTTAACTGTCTCTTCCATGTCTTCAATCGCTCTGCTCCAGCTACCTGTAAAGCAGTCCGCTTCTTTGAATTCTTTTCCCAGAACTCAACTGTTCCTTGCAGTCTTTCCTTTTTCTCCTCATCTGAGCATTCTTTCCAATAATTTACCATCTGGGCCGAATGTAAAGCTCTCGTTTCATCGGTGCAATTCTTCAAGGGGTTCACGGCAATGGGGCAGACGTTATATCCAATCTCTCTGTCGTATGATTTTAACAAATCCAGATACCGCTGCTCTTTTTGATCAAGTTCTTCCACTGAGCATTCACATAAAACCTCAAATGTAAACTTTTCAATTCCATATTTTTTGACAGCCGCCAGCAGATGCCGATTGTGGTGGGTGCCTTTTCTGAGTTTGCTCAGGTGTGACCAGAGCCGCCCTTGAAGATTGATGGATTGACCCACATAGACCTTGCCGTTCACAGTATTAGTTATTAGATAGATACCACTTTTCCGCATGGAGCCCTTTCGTGGAAGAAAATCTTGATTTTGAGTTTGGAGACAAGCTACCCTATCTGGATGATGAGATTCATCCTGACAGGTGGCTTCGGGCCAGAAATGAAATTGATCACGTAGCCCTTTTGGAAGAGTTCATTAAGAAACCCATAATGGGGAATGTCATAAATTGCCCGTTGGGGATTCACCGAGACTCTACCCCTTCCTTTAATATATACAGACAGTCCAATTCTTCACATTGCTTTGGTTGCCCTGGAACCACGAAAGAGCAGTACAATGACAACGTGAACCTCGTCTCCAAATGGTTTGGTATCAATAAAGTAGCTGCCTTGCAATGGCTAGAGAAGCATTTTAAGCTCCCCCCGATTGCAGGACAACCTATCGAACCTGACGAGGAAGAAGAAAGGGACGAGGAGGAATCCGATCCATTCACGGTGAAGGATCTGGTTCCAATGTTCCTTACGATAGCCCCCACTCTGATTGAAACAGTGGATGACGCTAAGTATCTGATAAAGAAATACTTCTTGGCTCTTCATCTTGACGATCCACTATTTTTGGCACGGGTTCTTGGACGAAAGCGGCTTGAGAGTATTAGATTATCAGGACGAGTGTCGAATGAAGGAATTGGAAGAAGCAATAAATGAGCAAGATCCTGTAATAACGGGAAAGAAGCCTCGTAAAAAGAAGGAAAAGGCTGAGAAAAAGCCCAAGGCCCCCAAAGTAATTAAAACCCTCCGTGAGATATTTATGGAGAGGTTGGCCCTCATCGATATCGAAAACTTGAAGAAGCCATGGATGGCTACCAAATCGTTCAGGTTGATTGATACGGCGGAGGAGCTTCAACGCTGGGTTGATATGGTCATGAGCGATCCTGGACGCTCCCAGACCCACTCATGGGCTGCTCACACTGGCCCCGTCATTGCGGTGGACACCGAGACGGATGGCCTGGATATTCGTGTAGTTGAAGGGAAGATGCGAACCAAGCTGGCAGGAGTCTGTCTGTCAGCCGATGGACTGGAAGGTCTCTACATTCCGGTCGGGCATGAGAATGGGAAGAACATTCCCGCCACTGAGTTGGCCCCGATCCTCCAGAAGCTCTTTGACCAGTGCCACCTCGTATTTTTTAACGCCAAATTTGACCGTGAGGTATTGCGACTCAGCCTTGGTCTGACTTTCAGGGATTACCCGTTCTTTGAAGATGTACAGACGCTGACCTACCTAGATGACCCTAAAGCCAAAGTTGATGACAAAGGGGCTGGCAGCCTTCAAGAGGGCCTGAAGAATCTTTCCAAGGTGAAGCTGGGGTTTGAACAGATTGAACTGGAAGATCTGGTCAAGGTCAAGGCCAAGGTATGGAATGTGGAGTTGGAGAAGTACACCCAGCGTATGGTTTACTGCCCATTCACTTGGGTTCCTACAGAAATGGCTCTTTGGTACGCGGCTTCTGATGCAATTACCACTTGGCTGCTCTGGCGATTATTCCACCAGGAGCGAGATTTCTCCCAGATGTTGGGGGTCCATCGACTTGACCATCTATTAGTGGACACCATTACCTGGATTGAGCGGCAGCGTCCTCGTGTGGATGGGGATCGTCTGCAAAATACTATTGACTTTCACGCTAGTCGGGTGAAGCAACTTACTGAAGAATTGGGTAAGATTTCCGGCATCGAAAATTTCAATCCCGGCTCTACTCCTCAGATCACCAAAATTCTTTTTGAGGACAGGGGTATGGAGGTGATTGAACGGTCTGAGAAGACTAACGATCCGTCTACAGCTATTGGGGTGCTGAAAGAGCTTCATAAACGATACCCTACTGATGAATTTCTGATTAAATTGATGGATTTTCGTGAGTACGCGGCTCTGCATCCAGCTAGTATGCGTTATGACCCAGTTGACCACACAATTAGGTTCTACCTCAAACAGAACGTTGTGGCTGGCGGTCGTCTCGCGGCTGCGGGTGGAGAGTTTGAAAAGGATGGCGGGTGCCAACTTAACCCCCAGGCTATCAAGAAGGTGGGTGGAAATTGGTGGGTCAAAGGGTGGCTGTTGGACACGCTTCCAGAAGAGTTCGCCGCTCTGACGATTCTCACGGAGTATCCGGACCCCTCTATGCTAGAACCCTCTTGTGTTAAGGATGGAAAGATCGCCCCCAATATCGACTCCAATAACCACACGGCCACCTATTTTGGCAGACGCTACTGCATGGTCCCCTCCTGTAAGTCTTGTTTACGGGCGCTAAAACCAGAGCGGATAGACGCCAATGAGATTATCAATTTCCGAGGTCTGATTGTTGCGGATCCAGGCTGGACGATGTTCAGTTCTGACTACAGCAATATTGAAATGAGAGTAGCAGCAAACATTTCAAAAGAACCGCTATTCATCAAGGAGTTCATGGAAGGGACGGGAGACTTCCACTCTCTCACCGCTATGGCCCTTTTCCCTGAGTTTTCTAATCCCAACACCCCCAAGGCCAGAAAAAAAGAGCTTCGTGCATTGGCCAAAATTATTAACTTCGCTTTGTTGTATGGCGGGACTGCCTATACGATCAAAGAGAACATGAATAAGGAGGGGTTCAACATTAGCTTTGAAGAAGCTGAAGAACTGGTCCAAAAATATTGGGATTCAGTGCCCACGTTCGCCGCATGGTGCCAGAATAAGCGTGATGTGGCCAGAGCGAAATTGATCTGCCGTACTCCAACGGGTCGGATCGTTAATTTTGAATCAGCCATGAAGGGATTCCGTATCCATAAGCCAGAGCAGTGGGAGAAGGACAATTTCTGGGAGTGGAAGAAGTTATGTAAGCGTGAGGTAGAGCTTACTCGCTTGGAGCTTAAAGAGGATGCGTTGGCGGTAAAGAGGACTGCGGAGGCAATTTGGGCTAATCCTAAATCTGGAGTGCGTAACGTTCAGGAGTTCAATCGTTTCCTGGGCAAGGCAGAGCGGGTAGCCATCAACATCCCGCTTCAGGGGACCGCAGGAGATCTAATGCGCTCCGCCCTAAATCGGATTCGTATTTGGGCATTGGCCAACCCAGGTCTAGAGAAGGTGTTCCGTCTTCACCTTACTGTGCATGATGAAATTGACTTTTCAGTGAAGAATGAGTTCGTACCCTATGTGCTGCCTAGGGTTAACCGATTGATGAAGCTCCGCAAACTCCATGCATCTAAGGGATGGCCGGTACCTATCGAAACAGACTGTGAGTATGGACAGACCTGGGATGTGAACCAGCACCTTACTGGAGATGATGGTCATAAGGCGGCTGGATGGACGGCCATTGCGGGAATGGAAGCTTACACCCCTCCTGATTTCGCTGAAGATGTGGTAGACCGGATTGTTGACACATGGATGAAGGGCGACCGAGAGCGGGTAACTAAGTGGTTGCAACAGCTTCATCCCAGAGTTCATGGCTATTTGGCAGAGTTTAATGATGACCCTGAGACGGTCCGTCATTACCTCATTGTAATGCTCCAACTCCACGAATTTTGGAAAATCGATGAAGATGAAAGTGACACGTTGACCTTGTTGGAGTATGCGGAGGAGAATGGTTTGAAGATAACTGAAGAGCCCCTGGTGGGTAATCTTTCGGGCTATTTGAACTCCGTCCCCCCGGAGGACATACCTATTGTCACAGAGGTGGTGTTGGAACCAGAGGCTCAGTCTGAGCCAGAGCTAGCGGTAGAGCCGGAAACTGAGAAAATCACTTCCATCGAACAGCTTCATGAAATGGTACAGAATGTCGTAGAGATGGCAGCAGCCGGAGAAGTGGAAGAGGAAGTGTTCTTTCAGGAACCCCCTCGTAAAGAGGTAGCTCAGGTTGTGGGTACAGCCCCAAAAATTCCAGTTGTTCGGAATATGGACCTGGATGAACAAAAGGTGTTCAAGACACTAATAGGAGCAGGTTTGGGTAGAAAGGAGATCGAATTTGTTTACGAATTTGATAGCAAATATTACAAGATACCTAACACTATTACTGATGTGATTCCCAAGGAATACCTGCTATGTTAGTGACATCTAAAAATCCAAAATATCTCAATTTAGGGCGAGATATTGAGAACGCTACGCTTCGAATGGCTCATATGCGGCGATTAATCGATATGATGCAGGGGTGCCTTGGGTCTGGCGTGACAGTCCTGGAGTCCTTCAAGGAATTAGATAATAAGGGAAAGTATGCCAAAGTTGAAGGTGAGAAACTGGAACATCTGGTTCAAGTCAAAATGATTTTGTCAAATATCCAGGAGTGTATTTCTATCGCTGATAGCGAATTTGAGAAATATGCAAATGAGTTTGACAAATTAGATAAGACATTCATTAGACTGAAGAATGCCCCTCAACCCAAAGAGAAGAAAGCGGCAGAACCCCAGCCCCAGCTTCCCGAGGCTACAGCAGCCTCATTCCCCGATGCCTTACCGGCTCCCATAGAACCACCCGAACTGCCCGAATCCCCAGAAGAGTCCAAGGACAACTGATAAAAATGGACTTTTCCTCCCTTTCGTAGGGAGTTTGGTGGTATATGGCAGGAAGACGTAGGCAGACGAGAATCAAAGTAGCAAGTAAGGATATTCCGCAGTTCTCTGTGGGGAAATACTCCAGTTTTGATACCAATGGCACAGTTGTGGACCCCATTAGGAGTGCCTCCTCTGCTGATGCTAAAGTCAGAATGGCCAATAAGATGCGGAAGAGTGCTGATCTATGGGCTGGAGAGAATGGTCCTGCCAACATTTCTGATTCTGAGAATATTGGCTATTATAGCTATGAGTTCCCTGTGGATGCGTTGGAACTCCCGCAATCCAGAGCCCAGGAACTCCGATTTTACCGTCTAGCCTATGATCGTGACCCCATCGTTGGAAGGGGTATTGATCTCCATACTGAAATCCCCATGAACAAGATCAACCTTGATCGTCCTAAGTGCTCATCTGAGGCTTTTGGAGATTACATTTACGACTTCTATCAGGGATTGGTAACCAATTCAAGATTGTTTGAGACCCTTCTTCACGCTAGCCGTGAGTATTGGAACATTGGTGAAGCCTTCCTATTCGTAGAGGACGACCCTGGCATCAAGCCATCTGAGGCGGCTGAAGAGTATGTTCAGGCCATGGATGAACAAGACGATCAGAAAATGGCAGAACAGGGTCAGTCCCGTTCTTATTTCGAAACTGACAACACCTCTTGGGGTTCTGAAGCGGTCAGCATGACCACCAAGCACTCCTCCGCCAAGTTGGCAGCCCAATTGGGGTTTGATCCTCTTGCTGAGACTGACAAGGCTATTCGCAAGAAAGTAGCGGCTCTGACTCAGATTATGAGTGACTTGAAGACCTTGGAAAAGACTGCTGAGGCTAAACAAGCTGCCCCCCCAGCAGATGATGGAGGTGGAGCAGCCGTTGGAGAATCAACTGATGCCCCAACCGGTGGAGCGGATCTTCCGGCCCCAGGGGATGAGACGGGTGGGGGTGACGCAGACTTAGGCTTCGAAGACGACACGGCTGGTGGAGGTGGTGGAATTATGCCCTCCAGCGGTGGCGGAGGCGGGGGAGGGGGCTTTGGTGGCGGTGGCATGGATATGGGCCTGGATGATACGGGCACTGGCATGGAGCAGCCTGTCCCTCCTAAAGACTTAGAAACTCGCAGAATGGAAGAAGTGATCAAGCTCTTGAGGAGAAAGAAAGACCTCTTGGAGGAGTTAGAAGATCTTCATGAGATCCGAAAGAACGACTTCGAGCTTTTCTCGCATCTGTGCAACAAGAATTACATGGGATTTGACCGTATTCAGCTTCTTCCGCCTGAAGATGTGGAAATCAAGAAATCTTCAACCTTTGGTTCTGAACCTACGATATTCTATAAGCCCCCAGAAGACGCCAAGGCGTCCTATATTGACAATCCGGATACCCCGGATGCGGTCCGAGATAGCCTTTCGGCGGATGGGGTCATCCCCTTGAATGATAACCCATTCAAGGGCTCTTATGCGATTCATTTCGCTCGTAAAAAAGCCCCATTTGAGGATCATGGACGTAGTATTCTTCAGCGTTGCATGAGAAGTATCATCTACCGTGAGAAGCTCCGTCAGGTCCAGACAACCATCGCTTCCCGCAATATGACCCCTAAAACTTTAGTGGTCGCTCCGGGTGTGGCGAATGGAGAATTGATGGCCCTTAGAGGCCATATTGACGAGGCCAAAGCGGATCCGGATTATACCGTAGTGGTGAACTATGAATGCACCTGGAACGAGATTGGTTCTGAGGGTCGCCTTCTCACCCTGGATGGTGAGTGGAGCCATACCGGCAATGATCTAGCCATCGGTTTGGGCTTCAGTCCTGATATCCTCAACGGCGAAGGGCTCTACAGCAACACCCGTACTCAGTTGGATATCCTTAGCACTACCTACCTCCAGTTCCGCGCAGTCGTTGCTTATATCGTGCAGGAATTGATATTCAAGCCCATCGCAATGAAGAAGGGCTTCTATGAGATCGACCGTTATGGCCGTCCCCGCTGGCTCTACCCAGAAGTAAAATTTGGCCGCATGGCTCTTCGCAATGCCGGAGAGACCTATCAGATGCTGTTTGATCTTTACCAGAAGGGTTCGGTGCCGGTTAGCGTCCTGCTTGAGCTTCTTGATGTAGACCCAGAAGTTTGCCGTAAGAACCTGGAGGCTGACCTCTTTACTGTCAATGACTCTAAGTTTAACGCTTTCTTGGAGAACCTCTATAGCAACGTTGCTGGCTCTGGCTCGTTCACTACAACTGACATTGCAGATAAATTCAAACGTGCGCTTGGTTTGAAGGAAAAGGATATCGATGAATCTGAGATCGAAGGTTCTGGCGAGGGCATCTAATGATTACACAACTTGGAACCCAGTCATGGACCTCTGAAGTCCTTACCGGTAACGGGGAATTTCTGGAAACATCTCCAGGGACTTTTTACGTTGTATCCAATAGCTTATCTAATGGAACGTTCCAAATATTCAAATCAACAGATCATGGTAATACTTTTACCGCAACCGTAACTTACACATTCCCCACCGTAGGGGACATTGCGTTTGACCCAGCCATCAGCTATGATGGGACTTTAGTCCATATCATTGGGGCGGTTACCAACGCCACAAATAGCACTCTTACTGACTTGGTAGTCTTTACCCTCACTCCTGGGTCCACGGACACTCTCTCGGCCCCTTCAATCGTGATTACTGGCACCCGTATTCACTCTGGATACGACATCGTTTCACAGTCTGATGGGACGAGCGTTATCGTCACAGCCGTCACCAATCCTACCGTGCCCACTTTGACGAACGATTATACGCTAGTGGGTATCGTCTTAGCTTCGAATAACACAGTAAGCAGCATCGCACCACTACTTGCTCCGGCTTGGGCTGCCTCCACTATGTATGTAGTTGGAAATCGAGTATCCTACGGTGGGGTGGGGTATGTCTGCATCAAAGCCAACACTTCTGGCTCTTCCTTCGTCACTGATAAGGCGGCTGGGGATTGGGCCGTAGAGTCAATTCGAACCGGTGAGACTTATGGAGCCGTCTCCCTCACGACCGATGGAACCACTGTTGAAGCCTACTATACGGCTCACCTTAAAGTATTGACTTTTGGCTCTGCCTTGCAACAAATTAGAGTGCGGACATTCCATAGTGGAGTATGGTCTGCGGAAACAGTTGTGTATTATTACGCCAGCAATTTCATCGACACCAAGCTCACTGTTCTCCCACTGACCGATCCAACCTATGATCGAGTCATGTCTCATTTGTATTACACTCAGGTTGGCAATCAGCTTTCCTCAACTCTTCTAGTCGGAACTAGAGCTTATGGAACTTGGCATTTCATTACCTACACAGGGTCAACCACTCAGACTTACATGGAGCCAACGCTTATATACGACTCAGGGGATAACATTCACCTTAATTACTTATGGGGGAACGTTAATGCGGGTGCGGGAGGGCTTTTGGTCTCCAATTTGCTAGACCCCACAACGCTGAAATACACATTCCAACCGGGTCATTATGACCAATTACTCCTAACATGGCTGAGAGGGACTAAGAGTGTAGTGGATACAGCCTCTGCCTGGGCTGTGATTGGAGAGCAGACCCCCGCCACCCCCACTATTCCTCCCTCTTACACCCCCTTATTCGTCTCCTTTTACAACTCTCCCCCTGTGGTAAGTCTAGTTATTGATGCGGGTAACCACACAACCATCACCCCTCCAATTGAGACAGTAAAAAGAGGGGCTGTAACTATTCTAGATGCAACAGGAACTTTTGATCCGGATTATGATCCGATGCGTTTCATTTGGAGTAGTGATGATGGGACTGGGCTGGTTCAACTCATCCCAGTTGCCGGTAACCCAGCCCTTCTCAATGTTGTCATCCCTAATCAGATAGGCCCTTCCTCATTCACCGTGCATATCACGGTTTCCGTAGTTGACCTCGCTCAGGATGGCCTCACCCCGCTGCACTCTCCCGTGACCGCCACCGCGACCCTCACAGTTGCAACCACAGCCCCTCCGGTCGTCACCTGGGATCCAGCCCTCTTTACTTACAATTCCATGACGAGCCAGTGGGATATCCCACTTCCCCGAAATAGCACGGTTGCCCTGGTTCCAACTATTGTGGGTTCCTACGGGGCGACAGCTAGTTTCGCCACCAATGTGATGACCCTTCAGACCGTTCCATCTGAAGGAGAGATTGCAATAGGACAGACATTACAAGGGGCTGGTGGCGCACCCAATGCCCTATCGGGTCTGACCATTACGGGACTCCTTTCAGGTGTGTTAAATGAGGTAGGATCTATCTACTCGCTTTCCGGAACAGTGGGAACCATCGCAACGGAAGACATCTCTACCGGAAGCTACTACCCCTTAACTTATTCATGGGCTCAGATTTCTGGGACACCCATTCCTATCCTGAATAGCACTAGCCTTTCTTATCTTTGGATACTGCTGAGCGGAACTTACGTGCTGGGCAGCACTGTGGTTTTCCAAGTTACCGTATCAGATGGGATCAACACTCCAGTGGTCTCCACGGTAGCTGTTGCGATCTCAGCTATCAACACTACCGCCCTGGATGGGAATTTCATAAGCAGGGCCATTTACTCCACTCCAGCCCTATCTTCAATCACCACGCGCAATAATCCAACTGATCAGTCAGCCTGGGGTGCCATTGAGGTAGGGCTTGTCACATCAGATTTTGTCCAGATGAAAATCTCTCGGAACTCTGCTACGGGGGCCAGACGACAGACTTACATCGGAGATTATTCCATTGCGATTATAGGAGAAGAGGGCTCTGGGGACATATATTATAGGAAGGTGTTCCTCCCTGGAAATGATCGTGGGAAGATCGTGGATGCGGTCCTTTTAGAGGATGATGATCTGATGGTTTTGACGGACGATCACCAGCTTCTCCGATACACAGACCTAGGTCTTTACAACATTTCTGACTATTATCAGAACTCTATCGATCTTAGCTCTTATTTTTCTGCTAATACGGAAGTAATGTGGTTTTCTGCCACTCCTTCGTTTAATGGCTCTAGAGTTTTTGCTTTTGCCACCTCAGCAGGGGCTTTCCTCATCCAAGTGGCGGAAACCGGTTTGGTCCTTGGGGATGTTTTGCTCCTATCTACTTCTAGCTTCAATCTGTATGGTGGAGACTACATTGTGTTCATTAGATTCCAGCAGGTTGAAAGTCTTCGTCAGGGCACAATTTTGGTGGGAAGCCTCGCCCCCAAGACTCAAACGTCTGCTCTTCAATACTTTGAAACGGTGTTCGATCTCAGTCTGAGATCGATTGTTAATGTGTGGGATCGCACCAGCCGTATCAATCAGAGCGTGGTTACGGGCGAGTTTCTCAGTAACTTCGAGTCCAACTACACCGGAGTTCTCCAGGCTCCCATTCTTACTCTTACTCAAAATACCAATACAGCCGTGACCCTTACGTGGACTCAGGTTAGACCAGACTTAGTTGAGACCTATCAAGTATTTGGTAGCTCTACACCTGGGGTGTCGGTGGCCCCACTTTCTGATGCGACGAGCTAGGAGTAAAGATGTCCGCACCCTTTAGTCTTTTACAAACGATTGGTAGTGGGGCCATAACCACTGCCTCACTGACTGGACTGGACCCCACCCTAACCTATAAATTCTACGTAAACTCCACAAATAGTGATGGGACGAGCCCTAATTCAAACGTGGTAACCTTCGGAGCCCCTCCGCTCTTCTTTACTTATCTACCAAAATTCTTTAAGACTGTTCCTGGCGCCTCTGGAATTCTAACTCAACCGGTCACTATGGTGGATGGCTCAGACCCCACCTCTTACACCTGGACCGCTACGTTGACAATGCTGAGTGTCATCCTTAACTTCCCTCCTAATACCTCTGATGATACCATCTTAAGTATCCCTGCGTCTACCACAGCCCCGACTCAAATCACCAATTATGAGTGGACATGGTTCGACTCCGCTACAGGGACATTTTACCTTTCGAATAATTATACTAGCTGGTTCACCAATGGAGCCCGACTTTCGTTTGATGTTACGGCCACCAGAATTTCAGATGGGTTGATTTTGCAGGGAGCCTATTACTCTTTCCAAGCCCCGCCATCACTTGAGGTTGACCCCCTAACAACTTTTGGTTTTGCAGGATCAGGATTCCAGCCCTTCGGTCAGGGAACGTTCTCTCAGGGAGTTGTAAATGTCCGCAGTTAGTAAACCCGTAATTCAGACTAATCCATTCGCCTACGCAGGGTTGAAAAATGCTATCTCGTATGCATCCAACTCCCCGGCTGCCTCCACACATGATGGGTTCCCTCAGATCACAATGCAGCCCATTGCCTTCGGCGGTCAGCCACCCACCGGTCAAGATTTTAATGGTATTTTCAATTTTATAACCGCTTCTCAGGTTTGGACTAATTGTGGCGGCTACTGGTGGTACGATTCCAACTTTGCCGATACGATTGGTTATCCAATTGGTGCGGTGTTGAAGACTAACGATTTAGGCTATGAATTTGCCTGTATTGAAGACGGAACAGCCGTGGATCCTAATGTGAGCGGTCCAGACGGCACCAACTGGGCCTCTTGGGGTGGTCTGGTCTCCGGGGCTTTGAGGCATGTTCAAGATACTGGGCTAATTAATGCTCTAGTTGTCACTACTAAGCCTATTGTTACCAAACTCTATGATGGCATGAGTTTCAGCGTTGTGGTAAAAAACACTATCACAGGTGCTTGCACATTGAATGTGGGAACGGGGGCCATCTCTATTGTTCGCTCTGATGGCTCTACCCCCCACCCTAATGATATGGTAGCCGGGGGTTGCTACGAACTTGTGTATGACAAGGCCAAGGACAATTTCTTTGTTGGCTCCAGTGTGATGGGTGCGACCGGTTTGACTGGTCCGACTGGTGCCCAAGGGCAAACCGGAAAAACTGGACTGACCGGTGCGACTGGTTTGACGGGCCTCACAGGTCAGAGTGGATACACCGGGTACACGGGGTCTACAGGGCCAACTGGTGCGGCTGGAATGACCGGAGCGACCGGTTTGACTGGCATTAACGGTAACACCGGCCTGACTGGAATCGTGGGGCCGACCGGACCGCAAGGCAATCAGGGTATCCAAGGTATCCAAGGTATCCAGGGTATCCAAGGTAATCAAGGTATCCAGGGGGTGGCTGGGGCTGCTGCCTATTCAGGCTACTTTACTGTGATCAACGGAATGGTTACCGCTGGAGTCAACCCAGCCGGTGCATCCATTTCCGGCTCTTCTACCAAGTTGTCAGCCACTTATAATTCAGGTAATACGGTTGAATTCACCGCTAACACTTCCTGCCTTGTAATCATTGGAGGGTGGCTATGGGCTCAAGGTTATGATAATTCGGCCCCCGGAGGAGGTCACTGTGGCTACATTGGCTCCATATACAATCAACAGACTAGTGTTGGAGGGTCCATTACAATTTGGCTTAGTAATGCAAACGGCAGTGATGTCCTTCCTATTTCTTACATTTTGAATAATCCTTATTGGAACCAGATGGTGCTCAATAGTTCTGGGAACGCCCCTTCGGCAACGGTTGCGATGGGTCAGATCACTGTTCCCCTGGCCGCAGGACAAGTGTTAGTCCTGACGATGAATAATACGTGGAACACTTCCGCTTGGATTCAGAGCACTTGGTACTGGTACAGCTCTATCGCGGTCGTCTAACCGCTCCCTATGGAGTAATAGGTTAGATGGACTTCAACTCTCAATTCGAATCTGTGCGCTCCGGGCTACTCACCGAACAGACTATTCTTCAACGAAACCAAGTCAAGATTGATGATCTGGAAGCTCAGAAAATCATGAATACAAAAGCCCTGGGGGTCATAGACAAGGCCATCCAGGTCATCAGTGCAAACGGCATTGGCAAGGTGGAGTCCATCGTTTCAGATGGATTGAAACTAGTTTTTGACCAGGATCTCCAGCTTGTGATTGAACGTAAGGAGGGGGCCAGGGGGGACTCCTATCGTCTCATGGTCCAGGAAGGTGATGTGATTGGCCCCCCAATCGACACGATGGGTGGGGGCGTGGTCAATGTCATCTCCTTCCTCCTCAGAGTCATCATGATCCAGCGGTTCAAATTGAATAAACTGATCATCTTGGATGAAGCGTTCAATAACGTATCAGCGGACCGGCTCCCCAAGGTCTCAGAAATGCTCAAATCTCTCTGTGATGACCACGATTACACTATTTTATCAATTACCCAGCAGTCCTTGCTGGCGTGTGCGGCAGACCGAGTATTGAGTGTAGAAACGGGGCCGCTCCTGCGGGAGCTTACCTCTGATGAACTGGATGAATTGAGGGCAAATGGCTCAAATCAAAGTAAAGTCCGATCTGGAGATTCTGGCAAGGCTAAAAGAACTCCTTCAGCGACATCGTAAACGATATGTTAAGGCCAGACTCAAGCCCAAGGGCTCAAACTGTGCTCACAAAGTGTGGGACGATGCGAAAAAGGAGTGGTTCTGTGAGGGCTGTGGGTCCAGAGACCCCGAACTATGCCTCAACCCTATGTGTTTCGAGCCTGAACTAACCAAAGAAGAACTGGCCGTGGCCTTCAGGGAGGATATCTGCAATACGCAGCGGATGCTTCGTGATTACCGGGATATTGCCACGCTTTTGTGGGTTCTGAGTCAGTTTGACGATCCGGCTGAGTATGAGCGGACCAAGGAAGGGTTGATTGGAATGGAGCAGCGACAGATCTCTGACACTCCGGAGAAAAAATGAACAAAGAGCCTATACGGATTGTCGATGTTGTGGGTATAATAGCTGTAGTGGCCATCCTCTTGGTCGCTCATTTTTTTCTGCATTGGATCTGATATGAAACTTCTGGTTAAAACGATCTACGGTTCTAAACTGTTCGGCACCGCCCTCCCCACTTCTGATACGGACCTAAAAGCCGTGTTCGTATGCGACATGGAGGGGTTGGTTTTCAATAAAACCGATGCGGAGAACACGGTGGAGGGAAAGGGAAGCCAGAAGGTCGAGTTCGAAGCACACCACATTTCCAACTTTTGCCGTATGCTCAAGCAGGGGCAGACTCTGGCCTACAGCATGTTGTTCACGCCAAAGGATCTGGTGGTCAGCACCTCTGATGCATGGGAGGAGTTGGTGGAGAACAAGGCTCGGCTGGTGAGCAAGAATCTTCGGCCCTTTGTCGGCTATGCTCGTTCCCAGGCTCAGAAATACAGTCTGAAGGGGGAGCGTCTGGCCACTCTTGATCATTTCATTGAGGACATTAAGATGTTCCTGGATGAAAAAGAAGTCACCCCCAATGGTCGTCTTTATGAATCCGCTTTTTGTGGGCTCATGGAGCATTACAAGGATGCTGAGGGTGCTAGACTTTGGACTGAGCACACAGCCAACATGGACGTTCGGCATATCGAGATCTGTGGCAAGAGTTTCGGTGAGACTACCCCTCTGAAGTTGTGGGTAACACCCCTGATGGAGCTTCGCAGTCGCTACGGGGGCCGCTCCCAACAGGCCAAAGAGGACAAGGGCATTGATTTGAAGGCCATGTATCATGCGGTTCGGATCACAAGTGAGATGAACGAAATCCTCACCACTGGTAGTCTCACATACCCTAGGCCAGAGGCCCCACTGCTCATGGATATTCGCAATGGCAAGTTGACGAATCGTGAGGTTGGTGATATCATCGACCGTCTCATCTGTACGGGTGACGAGTTGTTTGAAACCTCCACTCTTCGGGATAAACCTGATGCTGAGTGGCTGGATGACTGGCAGCTTCGCACTCAAGGTGACGCAGCCTTCTGGGCTTGGAGTAATCGAAATGCCATGGTGAGGCCCAATGCACGTTCCTGATCCCGTAGAACTCTCAGAGGCGCGGATCGACCGGCTCATGGCCTTGTTTGTCGATGAACATACCTGCATGGAGTGTGGAAAGCACGTAGACTACGAGTTGTACTGTATGTCACCACAAGGGGATGGCCCGTGCGTTTGCATGGAATGCGCGGGGGTTAGCGAGTAGTCTATGGGTTTATACTTACAAGACGCATGGTGGAACGACCTTAACGAATTGAGGTCCAGGACAGAGAAGCTGTATGAGAAAATAGGTCGTGATATGTGGCAAGTCACGGCTGAAAAAATGATTGCGCTTCGAGGCTGGAAAATCAAGGAGTCTGAGGTCATTCCAGTTTTGCAGGAATTGGGAGCGTATTATGTCCCCAAGAAAATGATTCCTGGCCCCATGTTCGTGTTCCCCAAGGTGGATGCGGCGGGGCATACCACTAGTGCTCAGACAAAGCCTCTCCACGACTTGTTTGGCCCCGGTAAGTATCATACACTAGGGGTGAGTCAGAAAGTCTTTCTAGGCCCTACCTGGATAGGGAATACAGATGAGACGCTGGAGAAGATCCTACGGCTAAAATCGGTCACACTGGCAGAGGGTCCGTTTGATTTGGTGGCCGCGAAGATCCTGGCCCCCCTCCTCCCTATTATGTCTTCCCTCACCAAGTCTATTGGAGAGAAGCATGTCGCGTATTTGAAGATCCTTGGAGTTCAGCATCTCTACCTGTTGTTTGATCATGATGAGGCTGGTGAAAAATCTAAAATCATTCTGAGTAAAATTCTGGACATTCCGGTAGAGGCGATTGGTGATTGCCCAGGAGACGATCCTTCTGGGGCGTTAAAGACTAAAGGTACAAAAGATGCTCTCCGTCGAGTATTAAAGACCATAGAAGAGGATCATGAACATGATGATTGACTCCATCCCTTTGCTTAGAGGAGCCCTCTATAAGGTCTTCAAACACCGTGACACAGCGGAGATGATGGATGTATTTATCTCCGGAGAGTGTGGTCGCTATTGGATTTATGACCTCACTTTGGAGGATGGAACCGTTACCCCGTTTATCGACTATTCTCTCCAAGATGGAGGAGGCTGGCTCAATACGGGCTGCTCCTATACAGATTTTGTAGCTGCGGTGGACCAAATCATTTCCACTTGGCCTCTGTCTGAGGGTATCAAAACAATTCTTGAAAATGAAAAATCCAGGCTTGCAAAATTGATGCAAGACAGTATCAGTAATAGCAAGCCTGATTCACTGCCCAAGGAGGCAAAATGAACAACGTAGCGAAGTTTTTTTACTCGGTCGGTGGGGTGGCGGTCGTCACTCTCGGCTCCTGGCTCCTCAATTTCGGACTCATCCATGGCCTTATCGCGGGTGTGATCCTCTGCATCGGAGCCCACATCTTTCTTAAGCTGAAGGGGTAAGTCACAATGATGTTTGGTAAAGGAACATGGACCCTGCTGAAACTAGTGCAGGGTGATGGGGGTGTGACCCCATTGGAAGCCTTCAAGACAGCGTTTGAAGCCGCTGGGTCTCGCTATATTCCCCTTGTGGCCATTAGCGAGGCTATCCACGAGAAGTCTTCCACGATTGGCCTCGCTCCCTTTTCTCAGCCCCGCATGGGGGATCTGGAAGAGATCGAGTTCTACGTGGACAAGGCGGCAAAGGACTTCAAATCAGAAGATACGGAGTGTTTTATCAATAACCAGACCAACCTCCGTGAATGGGAGATGGTCGATGGGGAGCTTCTTTCGGGGCAGATTCATGTCCCCCTGGACCCTTTCTGGGAGCCAAGTTTTGATCAGTGGCAGTTCTCCCCTGGTGTTTACGGTATGTGGGTAATGATGTTCGAGTATATCGACGCGATGGATGTGAACAGCAAGAAAGAGCATCTGGCCTACAATTACGGTGCCCCTTTCAAGTTCCAGTCTGCGGATATCAAGAAGCAGATCACCGAACAGGTGGAGGATATCAACACCTTCGTTCGCAAGCACCATCAGGTGGTGATTGACTTCAATATGGGCTACATCTGGATTAGTAGTGGGGCAAAGGCAATTCTTGAACCCGTCATGACCTTGCTGGATGAAATGGGCCTGATTTTTGAAACCCCCACTGATTTGGTGGGAGACATCAACGCAGATGACGTTTCTGAGGCTCTGGAGACGCTGTACAACGCTTCCGTGATCAAGGATGATGTGGTGCGCCGTCTGGAAGAGTTCAAGCTCCACGGAGCCGATGGGGTTGAACCAGACTCCAACGCAGTGATGGAGAAGATCCTGAAGGCTTATTGTGCATTCAGCGAAATTCAGGGGTTCCATGTCGGCATGTCCGCGCCATTGGCCCTTTTTCTGGATCCCCGCTTCGTCTCACCCACAGCAGCCAGGAGCACCTACGAGGTGACAGAGCTTCTCAACTCGCATGAGTCGGCACGGGTAGCAGTCGCAGATTTGACGTTCTGTCATTACACTGATAGGATTGCCAAGAACGGAGAACCCAGGAAGTTTCTGGAGAAGCTGTTCAGCATTCAGGCATCCCCTGTGTTATTCCATAAGGATCTTCCAGGGCTTCGAGTCTGTGGTTTGAATATCGATAACTACAGACGGATGATCAAGGTTCATATCAAAGCCACTGGTAATGCCCCAACGATTGCGGAATACTGGAAGATGAGTCACGACTCCATGAAGGAATCGGTGTTCACTTACTACTCCGTGCTGAAGGACATCAAAGAATCCAGGTAATAGATAGTAGGAAGAGGGAGCACTGTTGAATTTCTGGGCACCGGTATCGCTGAATCAAATTGTGGGCAACACTAGATCATTGGAGTTGCTTAGAGCGATCCTGGAGAACCGGGATCGTGCTCCCTCCTGCTATGTGTTAGACGGGCTGAATGGAGTCGGGAAGAACGCCATGGCTAAGCTGTTTCTCCATGAGTTGTTTCCCGATGTCAAACCTAAAGTTGTCCAGCCTGAATTTTTCACACAAACGCTACAACAGGAAGACCTGGACGAGTATACTTGTCTGATTTGGGATCATGCGGAGCGGCTATCCACCGAACAGGCGGATCAACTTTGCGCTTATTTGGATCGATCAGATGTGAAATCGGTTTCGGTGTTCCTCTGTGTTAATTACAACAAGGTGCATAAAGGGCTCAGGGCCAGGGCCTTACGAATTCCTTGCTTGAAGCCAAGTCGAGCGGATCTGGTTGGTCTGCTTGGCTCCATTTGCGCGAGTCACCATCTTAACTTTGAGCTAGAGGCGCTTAACCTCATAGCTGCCCGAAGTTCAGATACCCCTTCACGAGCTATTCTAGACCTTCAGGCTATTTCAGTGATGGGAGGGGTAACAACTAAGACGGTGTGTAAATTGCAAGTAAATATTGAGGAGCAAGCTATCCAGCTTCTAACTAATATTGATCATCCGGATATCATGAAAATGGCTAGTTTGATTAAGGATATGCACCCCATGGAGGAGCTTATCGATGCTTTATTTGAAGTATATTCGACAGCTTTTTATGATAGTACAAAATCTCTTGGGGTTATTGCCGAAAAACTGAGTAATTATAAAAGGGTGGGAGACATTTTCATTAAATGGAAATCTGTTGTGGCTCCTCCCTCCTCAGCGTTGTTTATTCTCATAAAAGAACTGGTAGATTCAAGAAAAGCAGTGGAAATGCCAGTTTTCATCTCCTCCCCTTCTCCAAAAAAGGAGGTCCAACGGGCTCCCATTGCCACGGAGGAAAGTTGGAACAAAATTATTTCTGAAGCGAGTAATATCGGTGATTCTTCAATACGGTGATATCAAAAAGCTCAAAGGACTCAAGTGGTATATCCTTGAAGTCAGATCAGAGCGAACAGTAGAGAACGTAATTCGTCGTGTTGGTAAGACCATGCCTACTATATTTAAGGACGGAGGGTCTTGTGAGGTGTTTGTTCCGATAGAGGACCGAGATCTCAATTTGTTTAGCCTATCCACCTCCTCCTATGTGTTTCTCCGTTCTGATCGAAAGAAAGAATTACAGAAGTTCAAAGGGGTCACAGGTGTGGTAGGGATCCTCTGTGAGGGGGAGCAGCAGCGGATTGATAAGGCCCTGATGGTGGAGGATGACTACGTTCAGGAATTAATCAAGATGACAGAGGAGAAGTTTATGAAGAGCCCAGAGTCCATACAGGTCGGCTCCTTTGTTCGTATTCTGGATGGTTTGGATAAAGGGTTCTGTGGGCATGTATCTCGCATAGATCGAGGCTACGCCCTGATCCGGGTTGAGCTTAAAACTAGACAGATGTTCATTGATACTCCTCTGCACAATCTCAAAGATTTGAGTTTTGTGCCACCCAACTCAAGAGTGTTTTACTACTCTGACTTAGTGGACGAGTATGTGAAGGAGTACAGTGATGAGGCCATCATGACCCTAGCTAAGGATTTGGAGTTTGTGATGGAGGTGACTGAACCCCTCCCCTCTGATGAACCAGATGAAAAGAAAGTCAAGTATGGTCGGCAGAAGACCGTTACGGCCATGACAAAGAAATTGATATTCAGCGGCATCAAAGACCCAAAGGTCATAATTAAAGAAACATTGGCAGCCATTGAATCAAGTGACATCAAAAAACCGAAGAGTGCGTTTATCTTCTATTCAATCCTTAAACAGGCCATCATGGAGACCCTGTTCAAAGATGATAGTAGGATCAAAACTTATAAAGATGTGGTCAAGTATTACGGGGATTCTTACCGTTTTTCTCCAAAAATGATCGCTGAATTGGATGAACATTCGATCCTACCTCCAAAAAGCGAGACCTCGGATAAATCGAATCAGCACTCTACAGTAATAAAAATCAAACTGACCAAGGAGTCAAAATGTCAAACACCACCGGAATAGGATTAGATATTGGTACCGCTTACATCGTCTCTGCCAAATCTGACATCGACAATAAAGTCAAAATTAGCTCGGTAAGGGACTGCTTTCTTGCTCTCCCTCTGGATCAATCTCCCGCATTGGAGATTGCGGGAGTGGAGTTCATTGAGGGTGCAGAGGAGGTCTATGTGGTCGGTAACGATGCGATCAATTTGATTGGTGTCCTCGGAGGGGAGCTACGCCGTCCTCTCAGCAAGGGCTTTATCAGTCCCAAGGAAGAAGATGGGAAGGAGATACTTCAACTCATCCTTCAGCAGATCCTTGGAAAGCCCCAGGTTCCGGGGGAGCTTGTGGCTTTCTCAGTACCTGGGCCTATTTTTGACGTTGAATCCACGGTCGCCCCTAAACCCAGCCATGATTCCTCTCTGACCTTCCATACCAGCTTCTTCAAGAATCTGATCACCGATCTGGGTTATACGGCCCGTCCGGTCAACGAAGCGGTAGCAGTCTGCTTCAATGAAACCGTGGTCCCCAAGAACCCATCTGAAACCCCCCTAACCGGACTCTCAATTTCGTTTGGTGCTGGCACTACAAATTTGGCCTTAACATTCAAATCTATTCCTGTTAAGTGCTTTGCTCTTCCCTTCGGCGGAGATTATGTAGACCAGATGGCAGCCAAGGCCACTGATTCCACACTTTCTCATGTAACTTTGTTGAAAGAACGTGGTGTTGATTTGATGACTGGACTCGTAACAACCAAGGGTGAGTTTGACGATACCCAGACTGAACGTCAGGCCGAAGCAATTGCAGTCGCCTATGCAGACCTAATCACTAAATTGGTCAACGCCACCAATAAATTCTTCAGCTTCAATGAGAATCGTGTGGAAATCCCTGATACTATTCCGGTCATCCTGGCGGGTGGGACTACTAAGGCCCCCAATTTCATGAAACTTTTCAATAAAATTTTCATGGAGAATCTTGATGTGAGATTCAAAGTTTCAGAGGCAAGGCTGTCCGCAACTCCTTTGGATGCTACGGCCAGTGGCTGCTTGAACTTCGTCCGGATCCTTCAGAAAAGAGGCTAATCGGAGTAGTGGGCTACCCGTTTCTCTGTTTGTAGCGGAACAGGTAACTCTCATGAATGACGATAAAGCTCTCCTTAATTCAGTCCCAGCATTGGTCCCAGCCCCAGCGGTTACCCCGCTCCCCGTGGCCCCCCCGAGACTTCAAATGCCCACCATTAATTTCAGTGGTGGGCATTTTATCATAATGCTCATAGCCATTGGAATCACATGGTGGGTGACTAAACGCAATCTCCCTACTCAAGCCATCGCTCAGACTCAGATGGCTCAATTCCAAGCCCTTTCTGATAAAGTTGACCAACTAGCCGGTCACGTAGTCACACAATCTGACCTTGAAGACAAGGTTAAGGCTCAGATGGGATCAGCCTTCTCCGCAGCGGTAGCCAAACAGGATGGAACCCTCACTAATCTTGCCACAGCAGTTGGGCAAATCCAGGGGCAATTATCAGCTATGGGTCAGACCACGGTACAGAAAACACCTACCGGAGGCTTCAGCACCACTCTGAATCAGGATAGAGGGGCAGCCCCCCCGCTTACCAGTGTAAATCTCACATATGATCCGACCTCCTCTGGGCTTAAAAGTCAGTGGGATAATCATACTGAAAAATTTACAGCAAGTTATGGAGAGTGGAGAACTAGCGGGGATGGCGCGAGAGCGGCACTTACACTGTCTAGGGATGTGTATAACGGCTCAGTGAAAGTTGGAACTGAACAGATCCCCCTAGTCAACGGAGACGCCTATTTCAGTCAATCTGATATTGCTCGAACTGCTCCAACACCAAAGTATACGTTTATGATTGGATCCAGTTATGATATGCAAACAGGGAAACCCCACCTGAGTGGTCTGATCGGAAAGCAGTTCTCCCCAGTATCTGGGATTGCTACCGGCTATGTGAATAACGGATGGACAGTCCTTTATACCTATAGGTTTGGCACGAAATAGTGTATTTTTAACACTGAGTCAGAATCGTAGTTTTATGCGAGTTCCTCAACAACATAAAAGTAAATTTTGGCCTTAATAAACTGAATATTCAGTACCTAGAATAGGTGAGGAACTTCCCCCTTTTTGATATCATAGGAGACGCAACATGGCAGCACCCATCAGTGCAACTGGAGTGACTGGAGCAACCGGAGCAACTGCTCCTCCCCTCCCCCCCATCACTATTGTAATCAACAAGGCACAGTTTGAGGCGGCGGTCCAGCAGTATCTCAACTTATCCCCCGCAAAGGCAGAGTTGGATGTCATCAAGTCGTTGAGTTGGCCGTCCTGCTGCATCCCCCCAGCCCTTTGGACTACTATGGCAGATGTGGAGACCCTGATTGCCTTGGTCGCCTCAGCTTGTGAGTTGGCAAAGACGGCTATCCTGAAACAGTATGACCCTGCGGGAACCTTGGGAAACAAGATTGACAACGAGATCGTACTCGCTGTGGCAGTGCAGATTGTGGGTCAGGCCATTTCCTTTGGTGGCATTTTCGGTGTGTTGGCCGAGCATCTGAAAGAGGGGCTCCTCTCTATGCTGGTAAGCATCTGGGTAGACCAGCAGCCCACAAACTGGGTTTCGCTGGCAGAAAAAATTCTCGGCCTCAGTCTCTAATCGAGGTCAATGTGTGCCTTCTTGCTAAAATCGGAGATCATGAATACATGGCCTTTTTTAAGCCAGTGCATGGCAGCACCGACTATAGCGGGAGAATAGAACTCCGAGACTCCACCTTTCAAACTATCCCTCTTGACTCTCTACTCGGCCCCATTGGTAGTATCCTGGTTAAGGATCCCGCTGAGGCCGATTGGCATGAAATGTCTATAGAAGACTTAAAACAATTGGCCAAGGATTCTATGGCGAAATCTCTCGTCGGCCTGCAAAGTCTTTCGAAGCAGTCATGACAAAACGCAGTATTAGTAGAGCAGGTAGAAGGAGTTTGGGTGGGTGTCTTGAGCCTTAGTAAGTTAGACCGTATTGAACCGAAGGGCGGGACACGCTCCACATATGAGAAGAGGGCACCGGCAGGTTCCAAGGCAATTCCGTGCTGTCTCCAATGTAGGGCACCCTTTGACTTGGCAGAACTGTCTATGGTAGATCAGATGGACGCCCTGGACGGTGTTTTGATTTGTGAAGATTGCAAGAAAGAGAACAAACTTTCTGAGCAAAAGCACCACCATTTCGAGTAATACATAACATACCAGCGGAATCCTCCGCACCCCGTTAACTCAAAGGAGAGTCCTATGACCACCAAGCCCGATGTAACCTCAGTCATCAGAGGAGAGTTCGCCAAGACCGACACGCTCACCGTCAAGCAGATCAGAGCCATCAGTCCCGAACTCGACAACGCCAATCTCGTTCGCAAGGGGTTCAAGGCCCTGATTGCCGAGAATCTCTGCACTCTGGAGGGCAGCAAGCGCGGATCCAAATACGTCCGCAAGCAGTCCTAACCAGACCCCAAGAGCACAGCAAGTTGATGAGTAGACCGAGGCTTAAATGAGCCTCGGTTTTTTATTGCTGGACTTTTTGTCCCTCCTGTAGAGGGGGTAGCCATGCGACCCATATGTTTTGCCCTAGTGATGGGGTTGGTATTAATGGTAAATTGCGGGAGGACACCTCCCCCCATAAAGACGGTGGCCCCCGTTCCGGCTGAAACAACCATTCGGACTAAGGTAGAGGAACAGGCCGTTTCTAAATCAGTGGCGAAAGCTGTCCAGCAGTCTCATCTTAAGATAGCAGCCACTCCTAAACCACCTCCTAAACCCCCTGAGAAGGAAGCAATGGATACTTTGGAAGTGGAAACTGACACCTCTGTTTGGACAGTGGGGAAGACGGGGATCATTACAGTGGTGATCGCTGAGCCGGAACTAGTAGCGGACGCCTCTCATTCGAATGAGATTGGCATCGGGTCCACTTTGGTGCCTATCTCCGCATACTATCTCGTAGCCCTCGAAGGAGCCCTTCCAGGGCAGTTTGATATCGCTCCCGCCCCAGGACAGCAGGAAAAGCAACACAGGGCTCCAAAGGGCTATCCGGCCACTTGGCGATACGAAATCACACCGCTTCGCAAGGGGAAGGTGGACCTTCTCTTCACCCTGAAAATTTTTGCGGAGAATGATACGGCTGGGACAGCCATCGCTACCCGTCCCCTTCATCTGGATGTTACCTCAAAATTTCCCTCTTCATTTTTATTCAGTCTGAACCACACTATTACCAACGGCCCCGGCTGGGGAGCAGTATTAGGAGTTGTGGCCGCCCTCATCACAGCGTTGGCATATTCAACGTGGTGGAGAAGTAGGCGCAAAAGTCGTAAAAAGCAAATCGTTTCGAAGGACTGAAACCAGCTAGTTTACCACTACCAGCTTCTCTTGAAAGGGGACACAATGGACACCGTGAAACAGTCTTGTCAGGTGTTGGATCGCATCCTACGTCAGGGTGGGGTGATCGATGAATCTGCGTTACCCTATGATAACGACTTGCTTATGTACAGACTAACCCAGAGAAAGTTCATTCAGCCTACCGCTACGTATGACAGCGGGGAACGCATTTTTGCCATAACCGACAAGGGCATTGCAGAATTGGAGCGTCACCCCAGTCATGCCGGGAACTGATATGTTTCCCGTTGACTACCGCATCCACCAGTTGGAATTGCGTGTCAACGGCTGGTTGTTCCCCCATGTATGGCTGGCTATTTATTCATTTGATAAAGTCGTGAAGTATGCTCTGATGGTTGAAGACCCCACCTTTGGCAGATTCGAATTATCAAGTAATATGGTAGTAGAATGGAAGACCAAAGGACGATGGTATCAGACTAAGCCGCAGTTTGTGATTAATCACCTACTCGCTAAAGGAGCGTACGATGACGCAGAGGCCCAAGAAGGTTGAAGATATTGAAGACCAGATGGACGCAGCGATTGATCAAAAAGATCATAAGGAAATGAGAAAGTGCCGCCATGGGATCAGCAAACATATCGAATCCAGCGTTAAGCTCAGGATTTCTGATGAGGTGGAAGATCCCCCATCCTGGAAATACGAGTAATACGTAAGGTGAGGGTCGGCGTGGACGAACAGTGCCCACTGGTTACACCATATACGGATAATGAAGGCATCCCAGTAAAGATGCTGGAGTTGCTGTATCGGATCCGAAAGCATGATCCGGAGGACGGGCCTATTCCGGTCCCAGTCCCCTCATGCTTTCGAGAATTTTCCCTCACGGCGCATAAACCAGTAAAACTTAAAAACTTCCAGACCCAAATGACGGCCCATCTGATCAAGATGCATCGGTTTATCAATGGGGAGGGGACGGGCCTGGGTAAGACCCTGGAGAGCATCGCTGCGGCTGCCTATCTGCATGAGAAGCACGGCTGCAAAATCTTGGTCTTGGGCACTAAATCAACTACATATCAGTGGAAGACAGAGGGATTTGACGAGTTCACCACACTCAGGACTCATGTGGCCACCGACACTTACAAGGGGCTGAAGGGGTCGCAAGCCAGACTCGCTCAGATCACAGATTTTCTTAAAAATGATATGTGTGATGTGATGATATGCAAATATTCCTCTCTCATCGGCAGAACCAAATCTCTAGAAGGTGAATTTGACGAACAGGGCTACCCAATTGAAAAAGGTCAACGAGAAGAGTTAAGCCAGGAAGTGAAGGATCTGATTCAGATTGTTGAACCTTACGGGGAGAAACTGATTCTGATTTGCGATGAGGCTCAGAAATTTAAATCCACCACTACCCAGGTTCGCAAAATGATTTTGGAGTTGCAGAGCCGAGTGGGCCGAGTGTGGGCCATGACTGCTACGGTTATCCAGAATAGTTTGGAAGAATTCTATAGTATCGCTAGCGCGATTGGGATCCGCCCCTTTGGGGGGATGGCTAAGTTCAGAGATCGCTTCTGCAAGTATCAGATGTCATATATCGGCAACGGGAGGCAGAAGCCTTCGTTAGTGGGTTACCGGAATGTCAAAGAATTCAAGATTGGGATGCGCCCCTTTTACTTGGGTCGGTCCTGTGCTCAGGTAAAAGAGCCTCTACCTAAGCTCACCACTCTCTATCACCCGATTGATCTGGACGCCAAACAGGTCAAAATGTTGGAAGACATCCGAAGTAAAAAGCTGGTGCTCCCGCCCTCTATTCACAAAATAGCCGGGGAAATCGTAGAGAAAGAGCGGGATGCGGATAACCGGATGACTATGTTGTCGGTTATGCAGTTAATTTCAAATCATCCCTGCCTTATTGACCCCACTGACAAAAAAGCCTTCTTCTCTAAGTCCCTTAGCCCGAAGGAGGAGGCCCTGCTTGAGCTTCTAGACGGAGAGCTTGCGGGGGAGAAGGTCTTAGTCTTCACAAAATCCAGAAAGTGGATTGACCGATTTGAGCAGCTTTGTAAGGATGGCCATTTTACTAATCGTAAGTTCCTCCGGATCACTGGGGCTGAAGACGAAAAGCAACGGGACACCAACAAACGTCTGTTCCAAACTGACCCCGACTATAATCTGTTGTTCATCAACACTGCAATTATGGAGGGGGCAAACCTTCAACAATCTGCCCATATGATTCTCTTGGATGCTCCGTGGGGTTGGGGGGCACTGATTCAATTGGTGGGCCGGATGGTCCGGATGTCAAGTCCTCACTCGGTTTGTACCTTGCATGTGGTATGTGCTAAAGGCACGATTGATGAATATGTGATCGATACGCTGCGAGGCAAGAAAGGGGTGTTTGACATCATTCTTGGAGAGTCCCATGCGGCGGGACTGCTGGACACCGGGAATGACCTCGATCTTTCTAGCGGTATGGAAACCCTGAATGATGACAAGGAGTTTAGGGAACTTTTGACCGCTCATGTCAAAACTACAAAAATGGGCGACTATTTGAAAGGCAAAATCCTCGCAGAAGCAATAGGGGAGGGGAAAGATTATGTAATGAGCTTCGAGAAGGAGCCCAAAGAGAGTAATAAGAACAAGAAGAAATCATTCGAGTTTTCTGAGAAATGGTGATAAATGGACCCAAATGAAGTTTCGGAATGCCCTCGTTGCAAAGGCTCCGGATTCATAAGACTTGCTAACGGGATGCTGGACTTCTGCACTTGTTTTTTCACGAGGCAGCTAGCATTACAACTAGGCACTCTGACTACCTTCCCTGAGATCAATGTGCCATCCAAGCTCTCTCCGTTCCTGCTCAAACGAAGAGGGAACGGGCTTATAGAAGTAGACTCCTTGGATGGGAGCATGGAGGCATTCTCGGTCCATTTGCGAAAGGCTCTCACAGACGAATTTTATGACGCGATCAATAAGGGTCGTAAGCCTATTACGTGGAGAGAGACTACAATGGTGGAGGTGACAGATATCAGATTTGGTAATATGCCGTACGCGGAGAAATTCGCCCTCTTGACTGCTCCTCAGCTTCTCATTATCAGAGCCGCCATGTGGCCCCCTTATGTTCAGCACTATGACAATGTTAGGATGTTGATCGGGGACCGAATGGGGAAGAAGAATCTAACATGGCTGGTCAACCCTAACTTTTCAAAAATGAAGGATGATAAGGCTATCCCCTTGTCATTTAAAGATTTTATTAAGGATATTATGGGGTTGAACAGGTTTGTTCATATAACCAGGGAAGAATCAAAAGGGGAGAGCGGAGCAAAAGTGAAAAAAACAACTGAAATGGGTATTCACCAGGGGATCGGGGTAGCGGGTATTAATCAAAAGATGCTGACCGATGCAAACGATCCGGTTCAGACCAGAATAGCCAAGATGGAGAAGACCGTTGACCAATATGACCGTAACAGCAGTGATGGTTAGCCTTAAAGTTGGGGATGTGGACTACGGACGAGGATCTGAACGATTCGTCTCGCTACGTGGGGAGATCCCTGAAGGCCAGGAAGGTATCCCTATCAATGACTACGATGAGATCTTGAAAAGGGTTTTAGATCTTCAATTAGAGGCATGGGAAGCAGTGCAGGGCAGCCGGTATGTGGGAGGGGTCGTGAAGGCTCCGTTGTTCAAGGATTTGATCGCCATAGGCCGAAAGCGCACCGAACGAGTGAAACAATTTTTGACTGAAAGAGGCGAAGTAGATGTTACCGATATTGAATCAACTGAAAGCTGAGACAGTCCTGGAGGGAACGGGGCTACTTGAGAAGGTGGAAAAACTCCGCTCAACCTTCACTTATAAGTCGTCTGAAGAGGCTTACTCTTTTGATGACTATTACTTGAGGCTGCTGAAAGAGGCAGATGGGGTTGAACAGATCACCCTCCTGTCCTCCGTAGCTCCTGGCACGGCTCAGTCTTATTTGGTGCAGCTTACCCAATCTCTGCAATTGGTCACTGATAAAATTGAATCTATCCACAGTCGAGCTTTATTTTTCCTGGGGAAGGTCCGTGCGGCTATCCACAATAAGGATGGGCTGGAAGCTGCATTCACCGTATGGTACCAGATTGCCATCACCGATGTGCTAAAGGCACATGACCTCAAGTTCACAGCCTCTGTCTGTAAGGCTTTGGCCGAGTCTGAGTTCACTCGTCTGATTGGTGAAGAGGTGGTCCTGGAAGGCATGGAGGATGCGATCAGTATGCTGATCGAACATCTGAAAAGTGCTAAGAAATTGGCCATGGAAAAGTATAAACTCGGCACCGAACAGGCCAATGCCTCTCTCCTACGTATGCCACCCAGTCAGGGCTTAACGGAGAATGAAGACCCATACCCTCTGCTAAAGCAACGATACGGCTCCCTCACAGAGGAGCCGCAGAAGCCTAAATACGATGATGACGATGAGTCCGAAAACGGACTTCCTGCTGAAGAGGGTGACCCTAACTACGTGGAAAGACGCGAGTTTGCTGGACACCCTTTGAGTGACAAGGTAATCAAATTCATTCAGGGCACCGTCGAACAACCGGAAGTCGGTGTGGTGCTGGGCGGAGAACTTGAAGAAGTGGCGAAGAAGTGGCGTGAAGAGCAGTTGGACGCAGCCCAAGAAGCTGAGGACAAAGCACTCCTTCAGATGCTAGTTTCTAAGGAACTCACTCCCTTGGTGGAGATGCTGGCTCAGCTTCCAGATACCGGCTTCACTCATAGCGAAGATTCAAATGCGGATGCAGAATATGTAGCTGCTCATCCAGAGACCCGGACACCATTGGTGGTGAAGCGGCGTGATTTTGATGAGGCTCTAGAAGTTCAAATAGAGCCCTCTCCAAACTTGGCCACTGGCCCAACTTTTGATGCTGATAAATTTGATGAGGTACCTTTGGCCGTACCCGCAGATAAAATCATTCACGATCCTTTTGTTGGAGACGTAAAGGTGGTTCAGGGTGAGGATGGCCCCACGCTCGTAAAAGAAAAGGGAGAGAAGGCCATTCAGCCCCAGCCTAAGCCAAAAACCAAGCCCAAATACGATGATGAAGATGATGAAGATAATGAAGATGGTATCTCTGTGCCCTCTTCTACCCCGGAGTCCCTAGCCCCGGAACTAGTAAGTCCAGTAGCACCAGCGGAAGTTCAACCGGTCAAAAAAGATCGAAGAAAGATCACTTTTGACGACTCATTCTGAGTATC